GTAAACTGCGGTGTTATCTGAGTTCCAGATGATCAGTGCTGTCTCTTCGCAGACATTCGCCGCCACCCCTACTGAATCAATGTCGATCGAGGCTAGCGCCGCGCCCATTCCCGCATCTGTGTCCTGCAAATAGTCGTTGATGACCAGCGCCGGATTTGAGGGATTGATCGCGTGCCAGCTCCGGCCCAAACAGACCCACTCTGTTGCACCGTCAAGTATCATGCCGCCAAGCGTGGTGCTGAATGCAGGCTCGGTGCTGCCCGAAGGGCCGGTTGAACTGTAGTTCATCTGCAAATATCCAAGCGGGGCCTCGATAATATAGTTCGCCGGATAGGGACCAGAGCCCGCTGCCCAGGCATTATTGACCAACCGGCCTTTAACTACGTGGCCTTGTGGCGCGCCGTCGACCCCGGCGGAGATCTGCCCCTGCCCGTAGCCGTAGGTCGTCCAAGCGGCGAGATAGTCACTGACCGTTGTGGGATAGCTTGAGGCCGTGAAATTAGGCTCGGTCGCTCCGCTGGTCGCAGGACTGTTTACCTGCACCCACACGCGGCTCGCGCTGTCCACGATGTAGGCATAGCGCGGATAGGAAGTGTTCGGCTGCCAGGCAGTGATGACGCGGGGATCAATCAGCTTTTTCCCAGTGACCAAGAACTGAATATTTGGAAGCTGTCCACTGGGGAAAATTACCGTCCAACCGGCATCCGCGCGGAGAACGACGTGAACTTTGGCGCAGCCTCGTTGAATGCAGGCCGACGTCCAGGAAGAATCCGCCGCGGCCATGGCAGGAAAGGGCTGCGCCGAACTGTTCCGCCCAAAATCGAACTCGAAAAAAACGTGCTCCCAATAAATGTCGTTGAGAAAGGAATTGCTGCCGGGGAAGAGATGCCACAAATTATCGGTAGCATTCCAGATCAGATCAGTCGCGAAATTGTAGGATGTTCCGTTGATGCTCACGCCGTCAAAGCTTGAAATTTCATGGCCGGTGAGTGTGTAGATCAGTTGAAGATATTGATTGCTCGTCGAAAGATTTTGCGAGGCCGGAAAGCTTGCATCTGTGAGTACGCCCGCTGTCTGGAATTGTCCGTAAATGACTCGCCGCGGGCTTGTGCCATCTCCAAAGCTGATCGTGTTGGCTGTGCCGATGGGATTGTTATTCGGTCGAAGTGCTATGCCGACTCCGGTCAGGGCTGTCGTGATGCCAATGCCGATCATGGCATTCATTACCGCAACGTTCCCGCAGAGCATCGCAAGCCCGATTGGCCCAGAGGCCAAAGCCAAAGCCAGGCCTCCGACAATCAGGCCAATCTCTTCGAAGGTTTTTGACACCTAGCCCACTCTCCAGGCACGTTTCCAGCGCTTCAGGTGCACGCGCACCGTCCCTTTTTCTGACATGCAAACGGCATAACGCCCATCAAGACTCACTATTCCGAGCGCTCCATATTTCGAGGGATTCGCTGGCGTGCTGTTATCGAGCCATACCACGTCGCCGCGTTGCGCATAGGTGATTGGCGTAACTTCGCTCATCCCATGCGCTGCGGCGATCGAGGCGGCGAAACTTCCCAGATCCGGAAAGCCATTCAGAAAAATTGCTTCGGCGCTGGCCTCGTCCGTGGCTTTGCCAACGTAGGGCGTCCCCAGATCGACCCCGGTAGCTTCGCGAATCCAGCGCGCAACGAACAGCCCGCAATTGTATTTTCCCCAGTCGAAAGTAACGTCTTTGGAGCTTTCGATCAGAAGATGCAGGCGGGTTGCCCAGTTGGAATGACGTTTCATTTTTAACTGTGCACGATCACGGTGCAGGCCACACGTCGCTCTGCCGATGGAGCGCTGCCATGAAAGGGATACACTGAGCGCGCGATGATGAGACAGATACCCGGACTGACTCCGGTGACCACTCCCGATCCATCCACGGTCGCAATCTTGGGATTCGAGCTCGAAATCCCGCCCAGCCAGGCCGCGCCGCTCCCCGATCCGCTTGGTAGGGTGTAATAGCTTGTGTCGCTGTAATTGATCGTTGTTGAGATCGTCACAGTCCCGCCAACGGCTATATCGGCCCCATTTGGCGACATCAGCATGTCAACCGCGAAGACGGAGGCATTCGCTAGCGGAGAGGGCCAGAACAACGCTAAATTTCCCAAGGTAGAAACGAAGCTGAGACCGAGATCGCCAGGCCAGTAAATCTGCTGATCCATGTCGTCGAATTGCCTGTTCGGCGCTTCGTTCAATGTGAGCAGCGGATTTTCGGCGGTGATCGATATGGTTGAAGTCGACCCGGAATCGTCTAAGGTCGGAACGTCCAGTGAGCCTGAGAAAAGTTGAATCGGATCCGGGATGACAAGGCCCGAGGAATCCAGAAAGGCCAGAAAGACCGTGGCTGTGCCCGTGATTCGTACCTGGCCAATTGCCTCATTCACTAACCCAGAGGGAATGCCGGAAAGCGCCAGCGTTACGCTCTGCGCTTGAACTTTAGTCGTTTGCGGGATGGCAGAGAGTTTGCCGAGCCACCCTAGACCGGTCCAACTCTGCCCATAAGGAAATGTCGAGAGTGAACTGTAGGCCGGTCCGGTGGGCGTGATGCTGCCAATTCCGCCCCAGACATAGAGCGTTTCATTGAGAAAATTCAGGACTACAAAGAATGCGGGCGAGGACGCGCCGGTACTTGGGATCTGAGCGAGGAAAGTGGGAGAGAGGGACCGAGGCATGATCTGAAACTGCTGGAGCTAGCTATGCGGCGCGGGCGGCTTTCGCAGCGGCAATCCAGGCAGTTCTCAGAGTGGCGCTGATACCTTCCCACTGTGGCGGGTCCATCATCCAAGGGCGCATCGCTTCGCAAAAAGCAACGTAGCAGGCGCGGCCATGAGAAACATGATGTTCGCTGGGCGGAGCATCTGAGCCCCAAGAATGACTCATGGTAATCCGGCCTCTCGCGCTTTGAAGCTGATCGAGTAGACCCTGTTCTTATCGACCTTCCAGGGAGTCTGGTTGGACTGCAAGCGGAAAGTGCCTTTGCAGTTGGATGTGATGATGGCTGTGCCATCGCTCAGAGACTCACGGATATTCGGCCTGATTTCTAGGGTGACGTCGCCGCCGGAACTTGAGGCGGCATTCGCTAGGATCTTGTGCATGCGCTGCAGGCCGCCGGAGGCCGTCACTTGAATGTAGTCTCCCGCTACCCCCCAGTTCGATACCGAAATACTCGCCCCGCGAACCTGAAGTTGATTGGAGCCACTGAGATTCGAACCATAGACAACCGGGGATCCGCTCATAGCGCCTTGGGGAGTCGGCCGGTTGTAGTCTCCCATCAGGAACGTGCCGTACTTCCCAAGCAATAGTCCAAGAGCACAGACCCAAGGCTCAGCCTGCGTGTAAAGCATCGGAGGCATGGTCAATTCCGCAGTAAACATATCTCCGGGCCAGAGGAAAACCTGATCGGAGAAGTCGAATGGCGAATCGCTTTCCCCGGCAATATTTTCAAGCGCAAGGGTGAATTCTTGCGGGCCAATATTTGTAGGCAGCGTGATGGGATAGGTAAAGGCCACGGGGAGAACTGGCACCTCAAAAATCAGCGAATCCTGATTGACCAGAAGTTCGCCAGCCGTAAGCGTGGGAACTTCAATGATCAGGGCGTCTTGGTTGACTAACAGAGACATTTAAGCCGTCTCTTGTTTGCAGTGTTGAGCGGCATCGGCTGCCGCTGCGGTCCAAGCTGCGCCCGTGTTTGGATCGAGCGCGATGCAGGTTTGAATATAGGCGTAGGTTGATCCGACTGCCGTGCTTGGCCCGTATCCTTGAGTTCCACCACTGTCCACGCCAATCTCAAGGCTGCGAGTTCCACCGTCATTTTTGGAAGCGTAACTGACGGCCACAACCATCAAGGGTGCTGCGGTGAAAGCCGCTGCCGGCATTGCATAGGCGTCGACTAAGCCAGACGTTGCTCCTGAGACGTAGGTCGTTCCCCCGTTTGGAGGGACTTCATCGGTGCATTGCCAATTCGCGGCAGCACCATTTGGCGTGAACTGCGCGAAGGCTCCTGCGCCCGAAGCCACTTTCGCAATCAGCCGGCCATCGGTTCCGGTCGGAGCGTTCTGTGTAGATCCTGAGTTATCCCAGACCCGCCAATCGTCCGCGCGCATGCCAGCAATATTATTCTGTACGTCGCCCACTGAAACTTGGTTCGCATAGGCGTGGGCTGATTGTTGCGTGTTTATGCCGGTAGCCGTAATCTGCTGGACGCCATTAATCCAGACATTCGCCGAGCCCGCCGAGCCGACCGTGATCTCGGCCTCGATTCCATACCACCCAGCCGAAGTGACCATGCTGGGCCCGGTGGTCGCGATCGGGTTGCCTGAATAGTAGGCTCCATTCCAGATTGCGATTGAGCCGTTCTGATAGACCGCCAAGCTGCACTGCGCCGTTCCGTTATCCCA